CTTACGAGCCTACAAAGTTCAGAGAAACTATAAAAAGATTTAAGAAAGATAAAGACACCTACCTTAGAGTAAGAAACATTGCTGAAGAAGTTATGGCAGGTGCTAGAAAAGATTTTACTAACAACGCTTTGTTTTTTTGGAATCCTAATACTTCAGGAAGTAGTTGGTACAAAGGCAAAGTAAACAGAAAAGAATTTAAAGAAACAACTAGAACAGTTAATTCTAAGGACAAAAAAGTTTTACATGTGTATCACGTACCGTCTGATTTTAAGATGGATACAAAACTAGGCACACAAACAATTAGTCCAGAACAATTTAAACCTTCTACACCAATAACTAGCGACATACCTTTACCTATGAAACGACCTGATGAGGTAAAGGATCGCAGTGATGATGGAGGTTTTTTAGATTATCTTAGAAAATTATTTTAAGAATTAGTCAGCTACCCAGTAATATCTGGCCCTGACATCCGAAGCAGCTACCCACAGCCATGTGGCACTGCAATAAATGAGGTAATAACAATGGCAAAACAAATAAAAGGTGCGAGAGCAAACAAACCAAATGACTCCTTCGGAGTAACTAACAATCCAAATCTTTACAAAAATAAGTACCGTGAAGAAGTGGACAGAGATGATGACGATGACGAAGTACAAGCTCAAGACCCCACTGAACAAGTGGCTACTCAAGAGGAAAGTACAAGTTTTGCAGAAACTAAGCAGTCAGATGAACACGATTACAAAAAACGTTATGATGACCTAAAAAAACATTATGACAGTAAACTTAATGAGTTTAAAAGTGAACGTGAACAGATGTCTAATGAGATTCAAGCAATTAAAGACAACATGCAACGATTACCTGCAGGTACTCCTACACCAAAGAGTGCAGAAGAACTTCAGGAGTTTAAGGAAAAGTACCCAGATGTTTTTGACGTAGTCGAAACTGTCTCAGGTATGAAGACTGAACAAACAGTTGCTAGTCTGCGAGAAGAAATCCAAGTCGTTAAAGAAAGGGAAAAAGCTCTTAAGAAAGAGAAAGCGTATGAAGAACTAATGCACACGCATCCCGATTTTGGTGAGTTAAAAACCAGTGAGAAATTTACTGAGTGGCTCGATGATCAACCTACACAGCTTAGTGATGGTATTTACAAAAACAATACTGATGCTAAATGGGCAGGCAAAGTCGTATCCCTTTATAAAGCAGAGATGGGCATATCTAATAAAAAAACTACTAAATCTAGCAGAAACGATGCAGCAGCTACGGTTACTAAGACTCAACCAAAAGACGTTGCAACATCGGATCAAAAAGGAAAGATTTGGAAGATGTCCGACATCGCCAGACTGAAATCGTGGGAGTTTGAGAAACTTGAAAAAGAAATCGATCAAGCACGAGCAGAAGGGCGAATAACTCAATAACTAACCTCAAATAGAGGAAGGATAAGAAAATGGCTTTTGATACAGCTGCAGGGTATGCTAACTTACCGTCAGGTAACTTTGCTCCCTCAATTTTTAGCCAAAAAGTTCTTAAGTTCTTCCGTAGAGCTTCGGTTGCAGAAGATATTACGAATACCGACTATACTGGCGAAATTGAAAACTTTGGCGACACTGTTAACATCATAAAAGAACCAACACTTACTGTGTCAGCGTACACAAGAGGTTCTGTTGTTAACCCTCAAGACTTGGCAGACGATCAGGTAACAATGACCGTTGACCAAGCAAATGCTTTTGCATTTAAAATCGATGACATCGAAGAAAGACATTCACATGTCAACTTTGAAGCGTTAGCAACTTCTTCAGGTGCTTTTGCTCTAAAGAGAAAATTCGATGCCAACATACTACAGGCTATGTCAGACGGTGCAGGTATTGCAGGTGCTGACGATGCAAGTTTATCAGGTGGATTAACAACTACTAATACAGCTTTAGGTACAGCGTCTGCTCCAATTAACGTGGAAGCTGACGATGCAGGTATCAACCTCATGCTATTAATGGCTAGAGTGCTTGATGACCAATCTGTGCCAGAAGAAAATAGATGGTTTGTTGCTCCTCCAATCTTCTACGAGAAGATGTTTCAAGCAGGTAACAAGATGGCAGAAGTACAGGTAACTGGCGATGCGTCTTCAAACCTAAGAAACGGACTTGCAACTCCGGGTACACTTGCAGGATTTAGATGCTACAAGTCTACTGCATTAAATAGTACAGCAGGTACTGACCAAGTAACATTATCAGGTGTCGCTACAGACGCTTCTGAGAACGTTATCATGGCAGGACATATCTCCAGTACTTCTACAGCGTCTCACATCGCAAAGACTGAAGTGGTACGTTCAACTGAATCATTCTCTGATGTCGTTAGAGGACTACACGTTTTTGGTCGAAAAGTTTTAAGACCAGAATCAATAGTTCGTGGCGTCATAGATTTTGCGTAAGGGGGATTAATTAATGACTGATTATAATCATACCATCGCAGGTGGTGGAACTGTAGGACATCCGGGCAATGTGCCGAGACCTTACATGGTTCAATCAAGAATCTTTGATGCAGCCGACCAAAATCTTTCTGCAAATGACGTTGTAAAGATGATAGATGTGCCAGATAACACAATTGTTATCGGTGGATGTCTTGACGTTCTTGAAGCAGGTGGATCAGGTTTAACTTACGATGTTGGTTTAAGTACTGACATCGATGCGTTTGCTGACGGAGTAGATGGCAATGCTGATGCTATATACCAGTTTAATTTAAAAGCTGCAGGTATCAACACAGTTATCGCTGCCGACGCAATCCAAGTTAAAGCATTGGGTGCAGGCGTTACTGCAGGTCGTTTCAGAGTCATAGCAATTATGTGTGACATTGGAACAGGTCCAAAGCAGACTGCTAGTGTAACAACTGGTACGTAACAATTAAAATCGAGGGGGCAGGGCAACTTGCCCTCTTGACAACTATGAGGTAACAATGTCTGAAAAAGGTACAATGAAAGGTCACACCATAAAAGGTGGTCATAAACGCAAAACCAAAGATGGTGCAGGTATGACTAAAAAAGGTGTAGCTAAGTATCGTAAGGACAACCCCGGATCAAAATTAAAGACGGCAGTAACGGGTAAGGTGAAACCCGGAAGTAAAGCTGCCAAACGTAGAAAGTCCTATTGTGCAAGAAGTGCAGGGCAAATGAAAAAGTTTCCTAAAGCGGCAAAAGACCCTAACAGTCGTTTAAGGCAGGCTAGGAAGAGATGGAAATGTTAGCACAAATTAATTTTCAAATATTTAAAATACTAAATAAGATAAGCAACAGTTTTTATAGACGATATGTAAGAATGTTACATAAGTCTCAAGGGAGAATCTAATGGAAAATATGGTATTAGATGCTTGGAATGATTTATCGTACCTAGAGGGTGCGTTGTTTACTATGTGGTTATTTATCTTGTACTACGGTAAAGTATGGATTGACAGTAGATTTACTAAAAAGGGATGCACATGCTCACAGCGTTAATAGGTCCTATAGCTAATCTTGCAGGTTCTTGGATGAATAGCAAGGTAGAAAAAGTAAAAGCTGATGGTCAAGCTAAAGTAGCACAAGCCAGAGCTAAAGCAGTCGTTGCAGAGAAGGTAGCAACAGGTGAAGTCGCATGGGAGAAGTCTATGGCTGACGCTACAGACAACTCGTGGAAAGACGAATTTGCTTTGGTTGTTTTGCTTTTACCAGCAATACTAGTCTTCATTCCGTCATTTACAGAGTATGTACGGACAGGCTTTGAAGTACTCAACACTTTGCCTGATTGGTATCAGTATCTTTTATTTATAGCTGTAAGTAGCTCGTTTGGAATTAAAGGTGTAGGACAAGCAATGAAACTAATGGGGAAGAAATAACATGGCAAAGAAGAAAAGTGGTTCTAAACCAAAAAATGCTGCACTCTACTCCAGAGTAAAATCAGAAGCAAAAAAGAAATTTAAGGTCTATCCTTCTGCGTATGCAAATGCTTGGCTTGTACGAACCTACAAGAAACGTGGTGGCACTTACGCATGAGTTTAACCAAATGGTTTAAAGAAGATTGGCGTGATGTTAAGACAGGCAAGAAATGTGGTCGTTCTGGTAAAGACAAAAAGAAAAGACCCTATCCTGCATGTAGACCAAAAGCAGTGGCTGGTAGAATAACTAAAGCTGAAGCTAAGAAGAAAACAGGACCTAAAGCAGTCAAGTGGTCTGTCACTGCATCAGGTAGAAAACGTAAGACAACAAGGAAAAAAGCATGAAGTACGATCGTGATGAACTAGTTAAGATGATAGCTATCCACGAAGGAATAGTTCTGAATGTCTATCAAGATCATCTTGGCA